CGCTGGCTCAGCGATGACGGCGTGAACGGCATGGTTCCAGTTGAACTCGCAAAGGACGCCATCGGGCTCGCGAGGGCGTGCGAGATTCACGGCGCGAGGTTCTTTGGTAACGGGGCAAGGCCCGGATTCGTCCTGACCACCGACAACGATATGAAGCCCGAAGCGGCCGTCATGCTTCGCGACAACTGGGAGCGGATGCATCGCGGTGCCGGGAACTCAAGCAGGACCGCAGTCCTGTTCGGCGGCCTAAAGCCGCACGAACTCGGCGGCGCGAGCAATCAGGAGTCGCAGTTCCTTGAGACGCGGCGGTTCCAGATCGAAGAGATCTGCCGCCTCTATCGCGTGCCGCCCCATCTGGTCGGCGACTTGACCCGTTCGTCGTTCTCGAATATCGAACAGCAGAGCATCGACTTCGTTCAGCACACGCTCCTGCCGTGGTGCCGACGCTTTGAGAACGCATTCGCACGCGACCTGATCGTCGAGGACGAGAGGTACTTCGCCGAGTTCGACACTCGTGGACTGCTTCGCGGTGACGCGGCGGCTAGGGCGTCGTACTACACGTCGATGTATAACCTCGGCGTCGCTTCGATCAACGAGATCAGGTCGTGGGAGAACCTGAATCCGGTGGACGGCGGCGACCTGCGGTTCGTTCAGTTGAATATGCAGACGCTCGATCAGGCGAACGCTGCGGCGACCACGACTGAAGAGCCGGAGGCCGTGGAGCCACCGAAAGAGGAGAAGCCGACCGCCGCAGTCGGCGATCTCGTGGCACTCGTCGAGCAGATCGGCTCCGGTGCAATCACTCCAGAGGCTGCGAAGGCAGCATTCGCTTCGGTATTCCCGCAGATGCCAGAGTCGGTCGCCGCCTCGATCATCGAAGGCGCGATCAAAAAGCCGGAGCCTGAGCCGACTGTTACGGAACCGATGCCGGAAGAAAAACCGGCAGAGGTTACGGAACAGCCTGCTCCTGCCCCGGCAGGGAGGTCTCTTTGGCAAGGTTCGCTTCGTGACTCCGAAGGCCGAAGCCTGACGATCAGCATCGACTTTGACCGCACGTTCGCCGCCGACCCGGAACTCATGGGCGACTTTGCGACGAAGGCGAAGGCCGACGGCAACACGGTCGTGATGATCACGCGGCGGGCCGATACGCCCGAAGACCGCGATTTCATTGAGCAGACGCTCGGCTCCTACGCCGATGCGTTCGACGCCGTGATTCTGGCTGGGCCTGACACGCAGAAGGAAACGGCGGCGAAACAGGCTGGCATCAGCGTCGATATCTGGATCGACGATAGCCCACAGACGATCAAGGAGATTCGCGGCTTCTGCCCGACAGGGGCAGGCGGCGGCGTGGACAACTCATGCGGAAAGGATGGGGGCGGCGGAAAATCAGAGCCAACGAGCGGATACAGGAAGTCGTCCGCAGAAAAAGCATTGGCCGCAGAAAAGGCTGGAGACAGGAGGGAAATCGTTTCGTATGTCGCGTACCGGCAGTTTCGGGACGAATCTTCTGGCAAGCCTATGCAGATGATCGAGGAAGTCGAGAAGGCGAGCAGCACCGAATCCATGTACCGAGCCATGCAATCCGGAAACGATTGGCAAGGGGCCGGAGGATGGGAATCAGCAGCGGACGAGTGGGCTGCCGCTCAGGCGCTCGGTGCGAACGCAGGGACATCAAGGGCTACCAAACAGGCGATTTCTTCAATGAAAGAACTCAGCGAGCAGGACGTCGCTGCATTTGAAGCAAGGAGAAAGTTCGCAGTTGAGTCCCTTCGTGCAGAGCATGGGGACGAGGTAACTCTCTACCGTGGAATCAAGGGCTCGCAGGCTAAAAAGATCAAGGAATCTGGCGAAGAAGAGGTCGAACTTGGAGTGCGATCTATTGCGTCGTTCGCAACTGTCAGGGGTTCAGCAGAGGGCTTCGCAGGCAAGAACGGAGTTGTCGTTGAAGTAAGAGTACCAGTAGAAGACGCATGGATGGTTCGGAGTGCGATGCCAAGAAGGATCTCTAGTTACAGCGACGACGCAGGCGAGGTAGTGCTGATGAATCGGGCAAATACCCGCAAGGCGAGGGTCGTAAGGCGATGATTATCGAAGAAGACGCCGCTGAACTTTCCGATTGGCAGGGTTTCGTCGCTGGCAGCCCAAAAGAGTCTCGCGGCTTCTGCCCGACCGGACCCGGAGGCGGCATTGACAACTCGTGCGGCAAGGAGGGCGGCGGCGGCGGAGGCGCAGTCGCGGCAGTCGGAGACACGCTGAAGCGGAAGGACGTCGCGGTCGGGCAGACAATCTCGGTCCAGAAGCACGGCCAGCAGACCGTCCACAACGGGGTAGTCACAGGCGTCAAGCACGAAGCCGCAGTCTCTGAGATCACGCTGAAAGACGCGGAAGGCAAAGAGACAACGATTCGCATTCGCAATCTTGCCCAGATCCGCGAGGCCAACCTCGGTGACACTGGCAAGATCAAGGAGCCATCCGAAAAGAAGGATCCGAAGGCCGGAAAGACGAAGGTCATCAAGGAGGTTCCAAAGAGGCCCGAACTTGATTCAAGGAAAGAGCGGCTCAGGTTCAAACAGGAAGTCAAGGACTTTTGTGCTTCTCATGGCGTCAAGATCGAAGAGTCGTTCTCGGTCAGGAAGCAGGGGCCGAGCATTGACTCGATGCACGAGGTCGCCGTCGGCGTGAACCGTCTGGTGAAAGAGGGGCAGCAGCCTCCGTCAGTTGTGATCATGACCCAGAAAATGTCAGACGGATCGTCGATGGGCAGGTCTATGGGCTACTTCCACCCGAACAGGCCGGACGCGATCTTCGTCAACGCACGGATGCCATCTGGAGAACCGCAGGGGTCGATCAACAGCGGGTTTCTCGCAGGCACCGGAAACTCAGGCACCGGAACTGTCATTGTTCACGAGAACGGCCACAGGCTGCATCAGGCCGCTGTCGGTCGCGACGAGTTCGATAGGTTTCCGCGAGCCCCGCGAAGTGGAGGCTCCACGCTGTCGTTCAGGGATCATCAGACTGCCGGTCAGGTCAGCAGGTACGCACAGACCTGCGAAGTCGAGTTCGTCGCAGAGACATACTCAGGTCACGTCGCAGGCCGCAGGTACAGTGACGAGGTGTATACTCTTTACGACCGCTACGGCGGGCCGAGGCTGCCGGGGGTCAAGGTGCTGAAGAGCGGCAAGGTCAAGGTCAAGAAGTAAAGGAGACTTCACGATGGTCATGTTTGCAGAGAGCGATTACACGCCAGAAGAACACGCGAGGGTCATGGAGGCCGCATGGGGAAAGCCGCCGGAGGGCGAAGTAAACCTTGTCGAAGGCGTCGATGACGAGGCCGTCGTTCTGGATGCACTTCCGCCGAAAGAGGAACGGAAGTAATGCCGTGGCACATCGAAGAGGGCTATGAGTCCTGCTCTGGCTACGCAGTGATCAAGGACAGCGACGGAAGCGTCGCCGGATGCCACGACACCGAGGACGCTGCGAAGAAGCAGATGGCTGCGCTGTACGCGTCGGAGCCAGAGTCTCGGGCGGCGAAGTACGACCACATCGACTTCAAGCCTCCATCTGGGGTACGGGCCGAGGCACAGAAGGGGCTCGACTGGCGCAGCGAGTTCGGCCGTGGCGGCACGGGCGTCGGCATCGCACGAGCCCGCGACCTGAGCAACGGGACCACGATCAGCCCCGAGACTGCCCGCCGCATGAAGGCTTTCTTTGATCGGCATCAGTCTGATAAAACTGGACAAGGATGGAGCCCCGGAGAAAATGGCTTCCCGTCCAACGGTCGCATCGCTCACGCTCTCTGGGGCGGAGATGCTGGATACGCGTGGTCACGCAAACTGGTGAAACAGATGAACGCTGCTGACGAACGGAGCCACGAAATGCAAGTTGAAACTCGTTCGTTGTGCGTAACTGACGATGAATCGTTTCCGCTCCTTCGCATCGAGCGCCGCTGCTGCGAGCATGGCGAAGACGGCCCCAAAGAGACTTGGCTTGTCGGCTACGCAGCCCGCTTCGGTGCGACTTCGCTCAAGATGGATGACTTCTACGAGCGGATTGATCCTGGTGCGTTCGGCATCGTGACTGAGCGTCGCGGCCGAAAGTCGCCGATCGAGACTCGGGCTCTATTCAACCACGACCCGAATCACCTGCTCGGACGCTATCCAAGCACGCTCCGCATGAAGGTGGACGAGCAGGGTCTGCGGTACGAGATCAAGATGCCAGAGACTCGCCGCGATTTGGTCGAGAGCATCGAACGCGGCGACATCCGTGGCTCATCGTTTTCGTTCATCATCGCCCCCGGCGGCGAGTCGTGGTCTGTCGAGGAAGGCAGGTCGATTCGCACCGTGAAGTCCGTCGCTGCTTTGATCGACGTCGGCCCCGTCACGTTTCCGGCGTACCCAGACGCGAGCGTCGCGGTTGCCCGCAGGTCGTACGACGAGTTCATGAAGGCTCGATCGTTCAAGGTCAGTTCCACCCGGCAAAAGAAGGCCGAGATCGAGAAGTTCCTTCGTGAGCGAGGCCGATGAAATCAGGCGACGTTTGCCAGAACTGCAAGTCTGCTCAGTTCGCCACAGTGTCGAGCAGGGCAGCGGGCGAGTACCAGATTCGGTACATCAAATGCCCCAAATGTGGCGCGTCATGCAGGAGCGTCGTGAAGGCTGAGAACATTCGTCGGCGTGTCATCTGTCCTGCACAGAACACTTGAACGCTAGACGTAACAGATCGTTTCGATTTAGTATCCAAGCATCGCGGCGAGAAGAACTCGCCCTTCCGAAATCAGGAGCAATCAAAGTGGCCGCCTCGCAAGTCAAGATGCTGCTCGACGAACTCGCCAAGGTTCTCGCTGAGATGGGGGCCATGGAAGACACCGCCGCCGAGGATGGCGAAGAGGGTGGCGAGCCGATGAGCGAGGAGCAGGAGGCGTCGCTCCGGTCGCTCTCCGAGAAGGCCGACAAACTCAAGGAGCGCATCGCGTTCCACGAGAAGATGGCCGAGAAGGAGAAGGAACTCCGTGCCGTCCTGGAGCGATCGGCTCCGGCGAAGACCATCGAGAAGCCCGAAGACAAGAAGGAGCAGTCCGTGGAAACCCGCAACTACGCGATCCCGAAGACCGGCCGAGCGCTGAAGGCGTTCAAGGGCCCCGATGCCGAGGAGCGTGCGTACCGTGCTGGTATGCATCTCAAGGCTTACACCTTCGGCGACCGCGAGGCCCGTCGGTGGTGTGAAGATCATCGCGTCGAGTCGCGAGTGCAGGCCTCCGGCGTGAACTCGCTCGGCGGTGCGCTCGTCAGCGACGAACTGATGTCGGAGATCATCCGGCTCGTCGAGGAGTACGGTGCGTTCCCGCAGTACGCCCGCCGACTCCCGATGTCCACCGACACGATGGTCGTCGCTCGCCGGACTGCTGGCCTCGCGGCTCGCCCGATCGGCGAGAACAGCGAGCCCGCGACCAGCGACGTCACCTTCGACAACGTGGAACTGAACGCGAAGATCTGGGGCATCGCGAACCGTGTCCCGAACTCGCTGCTCGAGGATTCGGTCATCTCGCTGTCCGACCTGATGGCCCTCGAAGTGGCTCAGGCGTTCGCGGTCGCGTTCGACGATGCTGGCTTCGTCGGCGACGGGACGAGCAACTACCACGGCACGACCGGCATCTGCACGAAGATCCTTGAGTCTGCGTACTCGAAGTCGGTCGTTTCCGCCGCGAGCGGCAACCCGACGTTCGACACGCTCGACCTCGTTGATTTCACGAACACCGTGTCTCGCCTCCCGGTGTACGCTCGCCGGAACGCGGCGTGGTACATCAGCCCGGCTGGCTACGGCTCGTCGATGCTCCGGCTCGCGATGTCGTCCGGCGGCGTCTCGACGCAGAACATCGAGGCTGGCTTCGGCACCTCGTTCCTCGGCTACCCTGTCCGTCTGGTCCACTCGATGGAGTCGAACCTCACCGGTACTTCCGGCAGGGTCCTGGCCCTCTTCGGTGATCTCGCTCAGGCTGCCACCTTCGGTGAGCGTCGCGGTGTCAGCGTCAAGACTGCCAGCGAGCGGTACATCGAGTACGATCAGACGCTGACGTTCGCCACGACCCGCGTCGCTATGGTCGTCCACGACCTCGGCAGCACGACCGTCGCCGGCCCCGTCGTCGCTCTTCGCGGCACGACCTGATCCACCCAATCACACCTCACGGAGCAGATGAACGATGAATCGGCTTGAGAACACCAAGAGCGACGTCAAGATCTCCGACATCACGTCGAGCGCGACGCACACTCACACGATCGACACCGTTGGCTTCAGTCAGGCGAGCATCGACGTCGCCTTCGAGCCAGTCGCTGCCGCTGGCACGAACTCGGCGGTCGCCCATGTGCTGACCCTTCAGCACGGCGACACGACCGGCTCGTTCTCGGCCGTGACCGGCTTCGTGGCCGGGACGGACTACACGCTTCCGACTCCGTCGAACACGAACGACACGAACGTCGTTCGGTTCAACGTGAACCTCGAAGGCAAGAGGCGGTACCTCCGTCTGAACGTGACGCCGCGAACCGATCAGGCGGTCGCTACCTCCGCCCGTCTGGCCGTCTCCGAGAACGGAGTGGAGGATGCCACCACCGCGAACGTGAAGGCGTTCGTGAACGGTTGATTCAGCCCTACCATCTGGTAGCATGATGCCCACGGCGGGCGAGCAGGCACGGAGGCCCGCTCGCCCGCTGTCGTTTTCACACGGAGGCATCTCGTGAAGGTAAGCATCGGAAACACTGACGCAGACGTACGGGTTCACGCAGTCATGTCCACGCCGAGGCTCGGCTTCATGGACAACTTCGCCTGCTGGATGCAGTCACTTGTCCCGCTCGGGATCGTACCCACGAAGGTGACCGGGGCTTTCTGGGGGCAGTGTCTTCAACGCGTGATCGAGATGCACCTCGATTCGTGCGAATACATCCTGACCATCGACTACGACACGTTCTTCACGAAGGCAGATGTCGAACATCTGTTCGCCCTCGCGATGACTTTCCAGTGCGATGCCCTAACCGGGTTCCAGACGAAGCGTGAGGACGGCAGGCCGATGATCACGCTGCTCGGCACTCAGGACTCGCCGCCGCAGGGCGGAAAGACCTCGGTCCCGGCCGAGTGGTTCACGCATCCCGTTCAGCAGGTTGACGCGGCTCACTTCGGATGCACTGTCATCTCGGCCGCTGCACTCAAGCGAACCCCGAAGCCGTGGTTCCTCGACGAACCAGACAAGGACGGCTCGTGGAACGACGGCAGGACAGACGCTGATATGTATTTCTGGCGTAACTTCAGAAACGCCGGAAATCGCGTCTTCGTCACTCCTCGGGTTACACTTGGTCACGGCGAATACAAGATCACATGGCCGGGAAGCGGCCTGTCAACCCCGGTGTTCCAGAACACGACTGAGTTCCTTCAGGAAAACAAGAAGCCGGACGACGCGTGGAGGGTGGCTTGACGATCAACTTTCGCAGCCTCAAAAGACTGACTCCGCCATCAACGGAGCCGATTACGCTGGCAGAAGCGAAGCAGCATCTTCGTGTTGACACCGACACGGATGACTCATACGTCGCGGCGTTGATCACATGCGCCAGAGAGTTCTGCGAGGACTACCTTGATCGCACGCTGATGACAACTCAGTGGCAGATGAAGATGGATAACTTCCCGCAAGAGATCGGCATCCCGAAGCCGCCGATGTTTTCAAGCGGGACCGCGACGGCAGTGTCTGTCACATACGTCGAAAACTCGCTCGGCGGAACTGCCACCCTTTCATCGTCGCAATACCGCGTGGATCGTGATTCTACTCCGGGGGCTCTTCGACCCCTCTATGGGGGCTCATGGCCTTCGCACCTGAGCGACGAGAACTCACTGACCGTAACGTGGTGGGCAGGGTACGGCAACTCGCCAGAAGACGTGCCGAGGGTCGTCCGCCACGCGATGCTCATGCTGATTGGAACGTGGTACGAGCGTCGTCAGGCGGTGGACAGCGTCAGTGCTTCTGAACTTCCTATCGGTGCAAAGGCACTGCTCGACTTCGCGAGGTGGGGGTCATACCGATGAGCATCAGCGGTCGAACAAACGTGGACATCGTGTTCCACGACATGGACGGAACCTCCTCGATCAAGATCGTCGAGTTGGAGTCCAGCGATACGCAGACGACCGGCAAGGTGGCTGTAGTCTCAGGCACGCACGGAAGTTCTTCGCACACGATTCAGACGAACAACACCGGGTACTACGACGCGTCCGGCTCTCAGGTTTCTTTCTCCAGCGTGACGCGAATCGGGCTTCGTGCTTCAAGGCCGATGACTCTGGCAGACAACCAGAGCCATATAACGATCAGGTCGGACGCCGGAAGAGTCTCGTTCAGCGAGTGCAGCGAGAGCGGCAACTTCACGCTGACGCCCGTATACACATCTGGGACAGCCTCCTACACGGTATTTCTTTACGGAACATGATTCGCCCCGGTGAACTTCGCGAGCGAGTTACCGTGATGTCCTCGACGCAGACGAGGAACGCACTGGGGGAGACTGTTCTTTCGTGGTCCGAATACGCAACCAGATGGGCTTCAGTCGAAGGCGTGTCCGCACGGGAGGCTCTCCTGAACGACCAGCAGGACGTGAACGTCACGCATCGCGTAAAGATGCGATACGTCACCGGCCTCAACCAGAACATGCGGATCCACTGGCGTGGAAGAACGCTGGAAATCACGAGCCTGCTTGAACACGCGAACAGAAGCGAACACGAACTCATCTGCTCGGAGTCCGTGTGATGGCAGTTTCCAGAATCCAGCAGGAGGGCTTGTACCTCTCGTGGGAGCCGCCGCTCGACGAACTCGTCAAGCGGCTGAAGTCGTATGGTCCTGCGTTGTCCTCTAAGTATCTCGGCTCCGCCTTGCGAAAGGCATCCGAGCCGGCCGAGAAGGCACTTCGGGCCAACGTAGACAAACTCGGCAAGGTAACTGGCAACCTTCGCAGAGCAATCGGCGTAAAGGTGAAGCGGTAGACGCGGACAGGAAACGCAATCGCGCTCATCGGCTTCGCAGCGGTACCCGGCAAGAAAGTCCCTCCGGGCGGCGACGCGAAGTCGGCGTTTCACGCTGGGCTGATTGAGTTCGGCACGGCCGAAAGAACTACCAAGACGGCCAACATCGCATCGTCCTTCAAGAACAATAGTTCGCGGCGTGCGGGGTTCAAGATCGTTCAGGAAAAGTACCAGAAGCGCGGGATCAAGAAGCGGATGTTCAAGCCTGCCACGACGCGGCCGAAGTACCCCGTCGCGTTCTTCGCGAGGGCGAACAAAGGCGATGTGGTTCAACTCGGCAGGACGCGGGCCTACGCCCCGATCAAGAGAGCGTGGGAGCAGTCGAAGTCACAGTGTCAGGCAAAACTGGTTGACGCCATGTACGACGCGCTTGAAAACGTGTCGAAGGATTTGTTCGCACGATGAGCAGCATCTTCAAATCGCCAGAGCGTGTTCTATACAGGCGGCTCGTCACGAGCCCGCTGTTCGCCGTCGCGGCAGGGTTCAGGGTCTATCCGGTCCTCGCCCCGTACTCTGCTGAAGTTCCGTTCGTCGTGTACGAGCGAACCGGCATCGAGAGAAACGCTACCCTCGGTTCGTTGGCAGCAGTGGGGACTCCCGTTGTCACGGTCGCTCTGACCATTTACGGGGTATCGTATGTTCAGTGCAGGGAAATCGCTGACGCGTGCCGCGATTCTCTGGACGGATGGGGCGGATCGAGTTATGGTATAGAAGTCAAGCGAGTAACGCTGGACCTTGAGTCCGACGGGGTCGCTCAACTTGATGGCGGTGAACTTCCGCCGGTGTATCAGGTCACACAAACGTACGACGTACTCTGGCAGGAGATGTGAAGAATGGCTACGACGCCTCATGACAGTGGAACCGGCACGACGTTCACCTTCAAGGGAACGAACTTCACTGTCACGAACATTCAGTACAGCCTCAGTGACACGAACGCTGGCGACGAGATCGACATCTCGCACCTCGGCCTCACGACCGGTGCGAGCCTTCTCTTTCAGTCCCGTCCGCTCGTCGGTGCGACCGGCGGCGAAACCGGGAAGGAAGTCTCGGTCGATTACATCGGAAACAACGCGATCACTGGTGGCACCTCCGGCTCGTACTCGATCACCGGCGGTCTGGCCCTGAGCGGAAACGCTACCTGCGTTTCGAGCAGCATCACGCTCGCGATCAACGAAGTCATTCGGGGGCAGGCCACCTTCAGGGTTTCCTGACCGTGGCAAACTACAGCACTGGCGTCAGCGTCGCTTGGAACGGAATCACGTTCCAAGAGGTCTACTCGCTTTCGTGGAGCCACGGTGGCGAGCGTCAGGATCGCGGCTCCGGGTCTTCGACCGGCTGGACGCCATCGCCCGGGGCGATCACGATAGGCTGCTACCACTCCGCCGGGGCCAGCACGGGCAATCTTGGCAAGGTCGGGGCCGTGTCTATTTCCGGCGGAGGAATCTCGGCCTCTGGTAATGCGGTCTTTGAGTCGGTAAACTTCGAGCCCGAACTCAATGGCGTGACTCGATACACGATCACGCTGAAAGTCCTCTTGTAACCGGAGCGTCAGATGCCACTCAGCAAAGACCAGATCCTTTCCGCCGATGACCTCGGGCTCCTCGAAGTTCAGGTACCAGAGTGGAAGGGCAGCGTGTTCATCCGCGTGATGACAGTCGGCGAGCGCGACGCCTATGAAAACGACTGGGTCGTGAACAAGGGCAAGGGCGTCGATGACTTCCGGACGAAGTTCCTCGCGCGTTGCATCTGCGACGCCAGCGGAAACAGGCTCTTCACGGACGAAGAGATCCCGGCACTCGCGAAGAAGTCCGCGAAAGTGATGTCGCGTCTGTGGACGAAAGCCATGGAACACAACGCACTCTCGGACAAAGACGTCGAGGAACTCGCAAAAAACTGAACCTCCGGCCGACGCTTCGATTCGCGATGCGTCTGGCCGGTCACCTCAAGATGACACTTGAGGACTTGCTGACTCGTATGAGTTCGCGAGAGTTCTCGTACTGGATGGCGTACCACAGATATTACGAGCCGGTCGGCGGCGAGTGGGATCGTGCCGGTCTGGTCGCATCGGCGTCACTTGCTCCATACTGTCCTAGAGGCAGGACGCCGAAGCCGAAGGATTTTATCCCGATCCTGAAGCCTCCGCAGCATCGCCTCCAAATGCTCGAGGAACTGCAGAAACTCAAGCAGGCTCTTGAGGAATAATGGCTACGGCAATCGGGCTATCGATGCAGTTGTCGGCCAGCACGTCTGGCCTGTCGAGGGGTCTGTCCGAAGCAGAGAAACTGATCAATCAGGTCGGTCGCGGAGCCGAGCAGGCTGCACGTTACTTCGAGAACTTCCGAGACGCGGCGTCCGGCGCACTTCCATCTGCGATGCAGACGATTGTCGATCAGGCCGGAGCCCTGACGACGCAGTTCAGGGCCGGAGCAGTCGACTCTGCCGCGTTCGCGGAAGGCATTCGCGGGCTCGCAGCAGAAGCCGCGAACGTGTCGAAGGCTTATCAGGAAGGTGCTGGCATCACAGCCCAGTATCGCACTGAAGAGGAAAAGAGGGCTGCTCAGGTAGAGCGTCTTGGGCAACTTCTGGCTGTAGGTGCGATCAACGAAGAGACATACGGCAGGGCTCTGGCGGTTTCAAGTGGGTCGGCAGCGGCGTCGGCAGCAGCGGAGGCAGAGCGTGCCGCTGCTCTTCAGCAAGGAGCCGCAGTCACTGCCAAGTACCTGACGGATGAAGAGAAGCGTTCGGCCGAGATGGCGCGGCTCGCAGGTCTTCTCGAACAAGGCGCGATCAGCCAAGAGACATATGATCGTGCAATCGCTGACGCGAGCGGATCGAACGCCGAGGCAGCGAGGGCCGAAGCAGAGAGAGCAGACGCAGTGCAGCGTGCCGCACAGATCACGGCACAGAACCTGACGCCGACAGAGAAGTACGACAACGCGATCGACGAACTTGAAGGACACCTCGAGGCTGGAAGGATCTCGCAGGAGACTTTCAATAGGGGAGTAGCGTCGGCCGAGGCCGCGCTCAACAAAGCCGCGAACGCCGCCAGAGGAGCAGGCGAAGGGGCGGAAAGTGCTGGCCTCAAGTTCAACGAACTGAGCGGCCTGTTCTCGCTGCTACCCGGACCGATCGGAAACGTAGCCGGAAGGCTGTCCGGGTTCGCGTCGTCAGGAGACGCTCTGCAGAAGATTTTCGCGGGGGGCGGCGGAGTGCAAGGTGCGCTAGGAGCCCTCACTGGCTCCATAACCGCACTGATCAATCCGTTCACGCTCGCCGTCGCTGGAATCGCGGCGTTCGGGGCAGCGGCAGCAGCCGTAACGCGAAGCCTCTTGGACCTATCAGACAAGGTTGAAAAACTCGGGAATCAGGC